GAAATCGCGCAGGAGTTGGATAGTAATTACAACAAATCAGTTATTGGCCGTGTATATCCTGAATTTAGTGAACGCAACTATGATGATGTGCAAGAGTATGATCCCACACAGCCACTCTATGTTTCATGGGATTTCGGTTTAGATGCAGTGGCTATTATTTGGCTTCAAGTAGACACTAAAGATTACACTGTGCGGGTTATTGATTCGTACACCAACAGCAATAAAACAATAGATTTTTACGTTCCGTTCATTACTGGAATAGTAAAAACTGTACAGGGGTTGCAGAGTTACCAGTACAATGACGAGGAGTTTATCAAGATACAAAAACATCGTAACTGGCAAGCTGCAATACATTATGGTGATCCAACTGGATCAAACAACGACCGTGCTAGAGGGACTTCCTGGATAGGTGAACTTAGACAGCATGGAATCATTGTGAACACTAATCCAAGTGAATTCAAACTAGGTGTACGTATAACCAAAACTAAGTTACTGATTCGTAGGTTAATGGTAGACAAGAACCTAACGGATTTCATTGACGCAATGGAGAATGCAAGGTATCCTGATAGAGGCGAAGGTAGTCAAGCTACAGCGCCAATAGACAAACCCATTCACGATTGGACTTCACATTATCGTACAGCATTAGAATATTATGCGGTAAATGAGAAGGTGAGAGGGGAGAAGAAAGCAACGGTAATATTGCCGAGTAGGCAACCGTTAATGAAGCCGAAGCTATCTAATCCATCTTACCGCCGAGCGTGCTAACTAAAGACGAACAAAAAGACAATAAAAAGTTATGGAAACCTACTAAAGAGGAATCCAAACTTTTGCAGTCGCTTGATGAGGAAATGAATATAGCTATCAAGTTCCGTTCTAATTACGAAGATCAGTGGAAAGATAATATTGAACGCTACAACGCTAAACCTTTCTACTATGAAGATGGTAGAGCAGGGGTTGTTTTGCCTATTGTAAAATTGATTATCGAAAGTAAACAGGCAACCGAAATGAAGTCTCCACCTACTTGGAGTTACGAACCTTTAGAGTATCCAGAGGATAAGAATATTGCTAAGATTTTGGATGATGTTATTAAGAAGCACGTTTGGAATCAGAAGTATGTAAATCTCGATTATAAGCTTGATGTACTCAATCAAGATAAAGATATTCTAGGATCGATGTATCAGTACGTTGGTTGGAGAAAGATTTACCGAACAATTAAAGTAAACAAAAAAGAGGAGGAGGATGTTGAAGGTATGCAGCATGAGGGTGAGGAAAAAGATTATGAAATGGAAGGTAAAGAGATGCCCGAGAAAGAAAAGGAAACTGAGGGTAAAGATAAGAAAGCATCGGATTATACGGAAGAGGAGGTACTTTATTATGATGATGTTTGTGTAGACAATATTTCGCCTTATGATGTTTGGTTACATCCGCTTGCAATGTGTGTAGCAGATTCGCCATGGATTAAAATCCGTAAACGGTTTGATTGTGCTACGTTTAAAGAGACTTATTCTGATGACGAGTTTTTCAAGAATGTTGATTTGGTAAAAGAAGGAATGTGGAATTTTGGCGGTGTCGATCCGGCTAGCCAATACAAAGAATATAATGCTGATGATAAAGACCAGGTTGTTGTATTTGAGCACTGGAATAAAATGAAAGACCAATTAGTAATTGTGGCTAACGGTGTGATTATTTATGATGGCGCAAATCCGTTTGAACACAAGGAACTACCATTTGTAGACTATATCGATAGACTTCAATACAACACTTATATCGGTGAAGGTGAGCCACAACGTATCGCTACAATTGCAGACGCTATCAATGCGTTTATTAATATTGCGATTGATAAAGAAAAGAAGAGTGCTTCAGGGATCAATCTTTTAGATGACAATTTAAGTGATTTTGACGATGTTGCTACAACGTTTGGTAGTAACCAAATAACAAGAGTACAAGACCCTTCAAGGGCGTTTGTGCATTATGAGATACCAGGCATGTCAGGTTCTACAAGCAATGTTATCAACATGCTTATGGATTATCTGATCTTTGCTACGGGTGTGGATTTTAGACAAATAACAGATTTAAACGCTTCAACACAAGCTACAGTAGCAGCAATACGGCGTGAGATATCACAGGGTCGTTTAAGTTTGAATGTTAAACGCAATGAGAATAGAGGATTTAAAAGATTAGGTTGGTTACTGATGAAAACAGTACAGCAATATTATCCTATTCCTTTAGTTGAGAAACTTTCGGGCAATGCCAGTAAAGGTAATATGCCTCTAGAATATCGTAAGATAAGAATTAAAGGTAAAAACATTACTGAGAAACCAGTAGAAGGTAAATACACATCGGAATCGTTACGCATGAAAGGAGCTAATCAGAATGATTATGGGTTCTTTGAAGCTCGTCCTGCGTATATCAGAACTAAAGGGGATCTTGAGGTTAGAGTAGTAAGTGAGTCATCTTTCTCTGCTTCTAATGAATTGAAAAAATCTAATGCTAAAGATTTCTTACAGGTAACTGCCGCAACGGTTAAAGTTGATCCTGCAACTGGACAACCTGTACCTATCGGATCGTTAGATTATGGTTATGAACAATATGTTGATGCTATGGGCTACGATAAAGATAAAGCTTTAGGAAGTGATAAACCAGAGAACAATCCGGCTAAAGATGAGATGCAAAAAATGATGGGTGGCGCTGCCGGAGCTGAACAAGGTGGGGAACCACCGGCTGAGATGACAGCTCCACCACCACCAGAACCACCACCTGCTAAACTTACAGGAAGTCAGAGTGAGCCTGTACAGCAACTAAGAGCACAGCTAGGAGCCGCTAATAATGTAACAAAATGAAAATACTAGATAGAATATTTGCACCATCTGAAGAAGTCGTTTTAACAGACGAAGAGAAAATGACTATTTGTGATTTTATGCGTAAGAATGCCGAAGTATGGCGAGTGCAAAAGAAGTATTTTTACTACAAGATCAATAAAATATCACGACAATTGGCTAAGTGTACAAAAGAAGAACTACCAGGTTTACAGGAGAAATTAGAACTCTATGGAGAAATAATGCAAGACTTTGAAATTATTAAAAAAAACGGCTTGCTTAAAGAGAAGAAGGAATCTAAAATAAAGCAAACAATTAAAGATACATGGTTTTACATTTCAGGACAGGACATTAAAGGAATGAATGAAGTTAAGAAGTAGTACTTGACAATTCATTCCAGGGCGCTAACAGGATATATCCTATTTAGCTTTTTTGTCGCTGCCCTGGCTTCAACCTAGTTAAATGGGAAATATCCTCTTAGCAATAAGGGGATTTTTATTTATCTAAATCTCAAAATATGAATGACGATACAAACCTTGCTGATACCGCTCCAGTAGCGACTAGTGAGGCCAAAGAACCTGTAAGCCAGCCTCAAGAAAGCAAGTTCGATGCCATGATAAAGGCTAACGAAAAGGCACAGGCTTCGAAGGCACAGGAACCTAAAAAGGAGGAACCGTCTGAAAAAGACGACACCCCGACTGATTGGGAGAAACGGTACAAAGACCTTCAAAAAGAAAAAGATCGACAAGTATCGGAAACTTTAAGCCAAGCGGAAACTATAGCGAAAGATCGTATTGAACAAGATCCAAGTTATATACATACGCTAGCCGAAAAGAATAAGGCACTTGCAGATCGTATCATCAAAAATGATGAGTCCTGTAAAAAAGCAGGAATCAAAAATTATGATGAGTTGAAAGCCCACATTGAGAAATCATCTTTACCAGACGAGTCAAAAGCTCTTATGGAGAAAGAGATAGATCCGCTCAAAAAAACTGTTCAAGAATTGCAGACTAAATTATCAGAAAAGGAAAAAGCCGAAGCTGAGACATTTATAACACAATTCAAAGAACAGAATCCTGAGTTTAAAGGTAAAGCTGAAGAGAAAACATGGGAACTTTTCAACAAAACTGATCTTACGCTCCAGGAATCGTGGGAATACATCAAATATAAAGAAGGGATCAAAGAGGACATTAATCAGCGCGAAGAGAAAGCTTGGCAAAATCTTCAATCGAAGAAACTTGCCGGAGCTATACCTTCAACAGGTTCCCGAGGAAGCGTTTCTAAGAAAACACAAAAGACCGCAGAGGAATTGAGTTTCTTAGAGGGAATCGGCGCTAAAAAAACGCTTCAACAATATTCTTAATTTATAATCTATAATTTATGTCACGAGGAGATTTCCGCGTTAAAGACGGCCACAGATGGGGCGCACGTCCTTACGCTACAAAAGCAGGTCAAACTGCTATTAGTGCTGGAGAGCTTGTTATTCAAGACTCTGCTGGCGATGAAGAATACGTAGTGCTTCCAGCAAATGGAGCTAGTAATAGTTCTGTTTGGGTTGGTTTAGCTGTATCTAATGACACTAACTCTGCGTCAGCTGACGGTGTTGTTTATGTTGTAGATGCTGCTGATGCTGAATTTGTCGGTCATCCTACAACCTCAGCTAATCTTGCAAGTACTATAAAGAATACCAAAGTAACTTTGGATGTTACTTCTAGCGTTCAAACAATCGATGAAAATGATACATCAAGTGGTGTATTTCTTATTCGTGATTATAACACTGATCGCAATGAAGTTTATTTCCAAATCGACAAATCAACCTATATCTCAGCTTAATCTTTAACTCTATAATAATAATTTATGTTATCATCCGCCTTAAATCCCGAAACATTACTGGAGGGGTTGAACGAAGTGTTTTTCGATACTTTCGGCTCAAAACTCCCTCCTGCATATGCTAGCTTGGAAGACATTTTCAAAACCGAATCTTCCAAAAAAGCACAAGAATTTGATCTTGAAATGAAGGGTGTTGGTGAGTTCCCAGAACGTGGTGAACTTGAAGACATCAATGAGGATTTCATTTCAGAGAAATACAAGACTACTTACACACATGCTGAGTTCGCCAATGGTGTACCAGTCTCTAAAAGGTATCTTGACGATAACCTTTATGGAATCGTTAAAAATGCGGTTACTCAATTGGCTATCGCTGCTAAACACACTCAATACAAGAACGCTTTTTCTGTTTTGAATAACGGTTTTAGTTCTTCTTTTGTTGGTGCTGACGGACAGCCACTTTTCGATACCGATCATCCTCGAGATTATGGTACTGATTTGAGCAATAAACTCACCTCTAAACTTAATGGTGAGGATATTCTTGACAAGGCTATCCAGATGCTTACTGAGCAGAACGCTCATTCAGGTATTTTGATTCCTAACATACCTAAAATCCTTTTGGTAGCTCCAAAAAACTTCAGCCGAGCTGTAAAACTTACTGAAGCTGAATTGGAACCGTTTACGAATAACAACGCTCCAAACGTTTTCTCTTCCAAATACAACATCATGGTAAAACAATCACCTTATCTTGCTACCTCACAAGGTGGTAACGATGATGCATGGTTCCTTTTATCTGAAATGCTTTATCTGAAGAGATTTGTTCGTGAAGGTGTTTCTACTCGATACACCCCATGGGAACAATCACGTAAAAACGTTGGTTACTATGATGCTTCTTATCGTGAATCCACTGGTTGGAGTTCACCTATCGGCATTATCGGTTCTGACGGTACAACTGGTACTTACTAATATTTAACCTCTTAAACATATATGTCTACTGACAGATCATTAACTCTTGAAAAAGATTTGGTAGTAAATCGCCAACTACTTCACAAGGGTACATATGAAACATTTCAATCAAATCCTGTTACTTCAAAACTTGCTGGCGGCGCTGCTACTGGTTCAACTGGAGACACAAATTTGATGTTGTTTCCACAAACTGCGTTTGAGTATCATATTAAAGGAACTCAGACAATTTTAGCGCCTAGTAAAGTTGCCGGAGGTCTTGATATTGGTATGGATCAAACTGATAACGATGGTGTTGAAATTACACAAGGTATTACAACGGGAGCTAAACACGCTTACACGATTGGAACGGATGGACCTTTCCATTTCCGTGTTAAATTCACTTTACCAGACGTTTCTGGTACGGATGATTGCGCTATCGGTTTCCGTAAAGCTGCTGCTTATACAGCTAACTTTGACGATTATACCGATGCTGCAACGCTCAATGTAATAAGTGGCGATATTAAGATTGAAACTATTCTTAATAACGCTGCAACCACTACTACCGACACGACTCAAAACTGGGCTGATGGGGAAACTCATGAGCTTGAGGTTATCGTTTCCGCTGCTGGTGTTGTAACTTACAAAATAGATGGGGTTGCTCCAACTACAACCGCTGCTTTCACTTTTGACAGCACTGACGTTGTTGTACCTTTCTTCTTTTATTTGCAAGCTACTACTTCACCTCAATCACCTGTGATTGTTGAATGGCAAGTGGACACTTATCCAGCTTTCAAAGGGTAGTTTTATATGGGAGGCTTTTATAAGCCTCTCTATAAGATTATCAATAAATTTTAACCAAATAAATTATGTTCGGATTTATGTCAACAGGAGCTACTAAAGTAGTTCAAAACAACAAATTACCTATGGGGATGATGGGTACTGGAGCGGTAAGAAAGTTTAAAAAAGAACGGCAGATTTCTCCATGTAAAGATAAAAAAAATTGTGGAAATTTTTGTAAAGGTGATTGTATGCAGGAAATAAAGCTTAAAGGAGAAGGTGAAATGACTGAAAAAGGTGAAATTATAAATGAAAAAATGGAAATTGATTATGCATCAATGCACGTCAAAACATTAAAGAAAATGGCTGTAGAAAAAGGATATACAGGAGACAAATTCGATAAACAAAGTCTTATAGATTTTTTAAATTCTAATTTATGTTTAACTCAGGAAACAACAAAACCCCTGTCAGAGTAGACTCTGGAAAAAGTATAGATACAGTTTCAAATGAAGTAGTCACGTTTAAAACTACCGCAGGAGCTACGGATAGTGGTGAAATAGCAGGTACTATAGTTTATGGTCAGCTTGCTAAGAGTCCAGTACTTAGTTTAATGGGAGACCGTGAAGGTGAGTATACAGGTAACGCACTCTCGACTTCGATTTCATTTACAACGGGAGTAATGGATTCAACTAAAGAGGTTGGATTTGTTTATAGTACTAACGAAAACGATAGATTTACTTTAACAGCGGCAAAACTCACTGAGGATGGTCAATGGGCTTGTGATTATTTCACAGGTCTTTTAGTAATACGCAAAAAAACAGCAGGGACTTCACAAACAATCACTTCTTATAAAGCTAGATCAAGTGGCGTAACTTTGAATCCAGGCTCAATCTCAATTGGTGAAGTACAAAGTGCCGCTGCAACTACAACATCTAGTGGTACTCAGGCTGTTGATACTACTGCTGGTGGTACGCAAGTGGTGGCTGCTAATGTTAATAGATATTTCACACAATGCCAAAATAATGGATCTGTAGATGTTTATTTTGGTACTGGCACTGTTACTTCTAGTTTTTTGAAGGTTGCTGCAGGCGTGGCTTTTTCGTGGCATTCACAAGAGGCTTTAAAGGTTCTTTCCTCTTCAGGAAGTGTCAATATTGCTTATACTGATTATATAAACTCTTAATTTATGTCGTTTCCTTCTCAATCAATTGGTTTAGGTAGTGCCACGCAAGATGTTATGGGACTCATGCCAGCGGCAGCATATCAAAAATATGCTTATGTACCACCGACTGACCCAATAGTAGCAATACCAACTACTGGCGCAAGTGGTACATATACAGAGGTAGACGTTACTAACGTGACGAGTTCGATTGATTCTTCAATCACAAATTTAGGTTACAAACGTTGTCATGATACTGGACATGCTGGAGCTTCAAAATTAGTTCCAACATTATTATTTGCAGGGTTTGGGCAAAGTGGGCGGTCTACTTTTTCTGATGCTTTAGCTCAAAGAATGGCTGGGTATGTTGATCCTGCCAGTGGCCGCGCTCCGCTTGTTATTAAGATGCAAACCCGTGGCAGAGGCAACTTAGGTACGATTGATTATGCCCGTGATGGTATAGATGCGCTTGATATTCTCGACCACGCAACAAATGCAGTTGGCAGTAATGTTTTTGGATACGCAACGAATAGTGACGGGACTTTTAAAGGTAATGCTCCTGCTATTGCTATCGGATATTCAACAGGGGGTCTGGATGCTTTAAATTTTGCTGCACGGTTTCCTGATAGATGTTTAGGGGCGGCAGTGTTTTTCCCGAATTATGATATTGGCTATGACGCTGAGGATTCTTATTATGCTAAACAAGGTTCTGCAATTCGTACAACGATAGCAGGCCAAGTGCAACCAGGCGGCGATGTTCGTTTAACGGCAGGTGCGGCAAGTCTAGATCAATATCTTGTACGCAATGTTATTGATGCTATAGCTCGCATTGTAGCAATCCCTGGAGGCCCTCATGTTTGGCTTTTAGGCGATTATGATGAAACAGAGGGTTTGGGGTCGATTACCCGTTTAAAAAATGCTTTACAGGCAATTCCAAACGCTAAAGCCAAAGTACATATCTGCATTACTCAAACAGGTGACTCAAATAGAATTTTACACGCCGATGGTGTCAACGGCACTAGCGAGATCAATGCTGAAAGATTTTTCTTCCCATACCTTTTAGCCAATGCTGCTGAGTGGACGATGCCGCAAAAATCTCCGGCTGGCGATTTACGTTTGCCAGGCTTGATGAAAACAAAACTTTTTGAGGCATGGACGGGTACAACTACCAATCCAAAAAGTACAGCTGGCGCAGGTGGTAAAGATCATGCTGGCGAATTACAATGGGATAATCACGCTCAAAGATATAAATTCACTCCACTCACTTCAACAAGTGGGTATCTCCAAGTTATCAAAGAAGGTGTACCGCGTGTTGTACCGTTTACGGCTACCGCTCCTGTAACAGTTGACTTTAATATTGTTAGATCAATTACTGAAGTTTACGATGCTGATCCTACAAAAGATTTAGGTTTTACGAAATCATGGCAAGCGGATTCTGGTGTTACGGATGCTGGAGGAGTTACACATTGGATAGAGAAAATTGGAGGAGTTTTAGATTTTGCTGAGGCTACAAATAAACCTACTTATGGGACTGATGGCAATGGTGAACGTTATATAGGTTTTACAGCTGCAAGCTCACAAAAATTAGTAATGAACTCACTTTTAGTTAATCCGTTACAAGATTTTACGATTGCTATTACTTGTTTCAGGTCAAGTACAACAAGTGGTATGTCTTTCATTGAAACTTCACATCATGGGACTCCAAATAGAATTGGTATTCAATACAATGGTGCGAATAGTGGTTATCTATTTAATAATAGTGGAGCTTGGATGATACAAAATAGCAATGGTTTAGGTGGTAGCACGATGACGATTAATACTATCCATGTTGTTTATATGTGGCGGAGGAATGGGATTGCTTATATGTCTATGGATGGACTTCATGGATCTGTTTTTAGTTCACCATTTACTTCAGCTACCTTTACTCAAACCGGCACAAATACTACTTCGTTAGGTTGTGGTTGGGCTGATGGTGGTGGTGCTTACTGGCAATTTTTAGATGGTGGTATTTATGAAATCGATGTTAAACAAGAAGCAATCAATGAAGCGGATGCTTATGCTCACTTAGCTTTGATGAAAAGCCGATGGCAATTTTAATTATTTAATATGTCTCATCAAGCAAAACAAGACCTTAAATATTTTCTTCAAATAGCACTCGCGATTTTGACATTTGCATCAATAGTTTTCTACGGTGGTCAGTATTCTCAAATAGTCAATGAACATGAACGCAGGATTACAGCTTTGGAGGGGTTTGAGCGGGAAGTAAGCAGATATAAAATAGAACTTAATAAATAAATATGCCTAAAATGTCTCAAAAAAAGGTAAACATGGTGCTCAAAAAATCTAATGTTGTAATGACAAAAAAAGACAAAAAAAGTGGTAAATATAAATTAGTACCAAAACCTACCGTGCCTTATAACAAAGCCAAATATACAGCTTAATTATTATTTAATTTTTAAATCTATGATTTACTCAGGAAAAGTAGGAAACGCAGTCATCAATGAATTACGAAAGAAAAGAATGAAAAGACATTATTTTTTGAATGAAACTCTAGATCAGAAAATGAATTATCTTTATGGGAATAAAAAAGATATGAGATTAAAAGGGTATGATACACCTTCTGGTGGCATGAATCCTAAAGACATGAAATTAAAAGGATACTAATATTTATTTCTATTTATATGCCAATCAATGAAAAAATGATGCAGGCCATGAAGAAAGAATATGGCAAGAAAAAGGGTAAAAGTATTTTCTATGCCATGGAGAACAAAATGCGTATGAAGAAAAAAGGAAAGAAAAAATAAGTGTACTATATAAAATATTTTGACAAATGGCTATACTAGTGTCCGCATTCAGGACTGCTTTAATGCAGGAGTTTGGACTTTCAGAGGATAACGATAATGAAGGTACCTCTTCTGATGCTGTGCTTCAATATATGAATGAGGCCAATGCTTTTTTTATCAATCACCGTGCGTGGACGTTTCGGATGAAACCTAAAACACAATATATTTATCCGAATTCTACGGTAACGACTGCGTTTACTACAGCAGCAACTAGTATGGTTTTAGGTAGCACTGCGAATTGGGGTTCAACTGGCCGTGTAATGTGTGACTACGATATTATCGAATTTACAGCAAATAACGGTACAACAACTCTTACAATAACCACAGCAGACATTGATCGTAACCATGAGGCTTCAGAGCGTGTATTTTTGATGTATGAAGTGCCAAGTGATTACAACAAAATTGCTCAAATGATGGTGAAAGATACGCCTTACTTTAAAGAGGATCAAAGGGTTGGTAAAGAGCCTTCAGTGGGTAGGTTTTGGGAAGTAGAAGTAAAACTCCCTCTAGGTGCAATTAAAAAGTATTTTGTGTTTCCATGGAGTACTACAACGCAAAAGATTTATTTCATGTATGCACAAAAAGCTACAACATTGGCAGAGAATAGTTACATGGAAGTACCAGAACCCTACTGGGATTACATTAAACGGTCTGTTTCAGCGCGCATTTATAGGCACTTAGAAGAACTTTCGCTTGCAACTGAGCATGAGAACAAAGCAATGGAAATTTTACGTAAAGCGGCTATTTACGATAGTAAACAGCATTATGGTAACAAGATACCGTTACGAAGTGAATGGGATGATCCTGTGAAATTATTGAATATTGGAGGAGCTAGAAAATTTAGTGGACACTCAACTTAATTATGCCACAACCTTTTGAGCCTATTATTTCAGAAAACTTTAATGGAGGTGAAGTATACTCCATTGAACCAATCTTAATGAAACCTAATGAGCTTCAGAAAGCTGTTAATGTACGGTATCGGCTAGGTGGTGGGTTCACTAATCGTCCAGGTTTTGAAGAGAAAATAATGACTAATTTTACAGGCGTTGGAAGTAACGGCCCGCAAGGTATGTTTGCGTTCTCTGATAATGAAGTTTATATAGCAATCAATGGGAAAATATTTGTTACCAATTCAGATTTTAGTGATTCGTTTGAGCTTTATTCAGGACTTGATACTTCGGCAACGGTAGAGTTTTTGGAGTATATGGGCGATATTTATGTAATGAATGGTGTTGATGTGCCACTACGAATGATGAGGACAGTAACGGCAACGGCTTTATCGGCTGGAGTATCAGCTTCGCTTGATGTAAAGACCGGCCAGGGTTTTAGATTTGGTACAAGTGGAACTGTAAGAGTAATTTCATCTTTAGGATATGATGATATTACTTATAGCGCACGCACAAACGACACTTTAACAGTAACAGCTGGTACTGTGAGCTATTCACATCCTATAGGGTCTTTAATATACGAAGTAAAAACAATTTCAGGAGCTTATAAAGTAGCGTTTGGTGCTGAATTTCAAAACACATGGTTTGCTGCTGGTAATTCAGGAGAATCAACTAAAACTTTTAGTAAGAATACTCTTTTTTGGACGGTAGGTGCTACTGGCTTAAATCCTGAAAAGTTTTATGATTTTACAGGTTCTGGCAGTGGTATTATTCCGGCGGGTGATAAATCAGATATAGTAGGCCTTTTAAAGACTAAAACATATTTACTTATTTTTAAAAGTAAAAGTATATTATATTGTTCGGGGTTCAATAGTTCAAATATACCTATATTAGAACCACTTACAGAGATTTATGGAGCAGCAGGGCCGAGAGCGTTTACTCAAGTTGGAGATCAAGTGGTTGTTTTTACGGGAAGAGCTATTAAGCAAGTCGGCGAACAAGAGAATTTAGCTAATATTGCTCCTTCAATTAATGCTGGATTTGATGACAAAATTTTTAAATGGTTTGCAGAACTTGACGAAGATCAAAGTGATGCTGTACTTCATTACAATCCAGATCAGAAGCTTTTAAAATTATGGTGTAATTTGGGAGGTGTACGAACATGCAGAGTTCTGGATACAAATATTCAAGAGCAACCTTGGAGCCGTGATACTAACAAGAACGCTTCATGTGCGGTATTTTTCAAAGGTGAGACGTTTTGGGGTTCTGATAGTGAAGCTAAAATATTCCAGGATGAGGTTGGTTACGATGACAATGGTATTGGTATACGTTCAGAAGTTAAACTAGCGGATTTTAACGCTGGTACTTCACGAATATCAAAATATTTTCAGTATCAATATTTGAGAGGTCTTTTAGGTGAAGGTACCGAAATTACAGTAAATATTTATTTTGATGATGTGCTTATCCAAACTTATACGCTTACTGATGATCTAGTAAGTGTTTCGGGTGGTACACCTATTGGAAGGGTATTAATTGGAGGGGGGATTGCAACAAGTGAAGAGAGTGCAACGCTTGGATACCCTTTTGAGATAGAAAAGCTCTTGAAAAAGCGTAGAGATACAAGTAAAATGACCGTGGAGTTTATCTCCGACGGTACAGGGCAAGTTTTTGAAATAAAAGGCCAGGAATTAAACGGTCTTTATAGTAAAAAATTTGATCGTAAATTAAGAAGCTAATTCTTATTATATACCCATGGCCGTCCTATCCACATCATACAACGTAGAATCAGGCGTTAAAACAACTCTTAAAGAGACGATTTCACCTACCACTACTACGGGAATAAAATTAAATTATGCCCTCACAATAACGTCAGGAGTACTTTTATTTGATGAGGGAACTGATAGAGAAGAGTTTATTTCGTTTGGTGGCGCTTCGGTATCAAGTGGAGTCACTACTCTTTCGGATGTTACAAGAGATTTAAGTTTAACGGCAAATACGTTTAGCGGTAGTGGCACAGGTTCACAGCATTCTGGTGGTGCATGTACTGTCAAACTTACGAATTATCATGCGCTTTATAATTTAAAAGCCAATACAGATCGCGCAAATACGTTTAGCGCAGCACAAACTATTTCAGGTACAAACAAACTTTATTTAAACGATTCTGATTCATATATTTACGATAATGGAACAGATCTTGTTTTTAAAAGTACAGCACAAGCCGAACGCACTTTAAGTCAATTAGCTAGTCTTTCAGGATCGAATGATAAAATTAAAATAACCTCTTCAGATACTACTGAAGGGTACGCAAACTCAAAATTGAATTTTAATGATGGCTTAGTAGCGACTGTTACAAGTCCAGCGGGCAATGAAGGTTTGCAAATTGATCTTGATCTAGCTACAGATTCAGGTTTGGAAATTTCAGCCGGTAAAGTTCAAGTAAAAGTAAAATCGAGTGGTGGAATAGTAAGAGATTCAAACGGTCTTTCATTTGATCAAACAGGAAACTATACACTTACAGGAACGTGGGATTTTAGTTCGGCTAGTTTAAGTGGTGGGTTTACGGAATCATTGACTTTAGGTGAAAATGTAACAGCAGGCCAATCAATCGCAATACATGGCGATGGTATGGTTTGGAAAGCTCAAAGTGATGTTTTAAATGATTGTTTTACACTTATTGGTGTAGCGCAAGAAAGTGGAAGTGCGGCCGCAAGCAAAAAAATAAGCACATTAGGGTCAAGTATTCCTATTTCAGGAATGACAGCTACTAACGGACGTTTATGGACAGGGCAAAGTAATACAACTTCAAATACATCGGTTGCAGTTTATGATGTTAATCGTTCTTCACAAAGTTTTACTCCTACAACAGGTCAAACTAGGGTCGATCAAATTGACTTAAGTTTAACAAAAGTAGGTTCACCTACAGGTTCATATTCATGTGCGATTTATGCAACTGATGGTAGTGGACTTCCAACAGGTGCAGCACTAGCAACTGCTACACTTGCAACTTCTGCAATGGCTACAGGATTAAATAGATTTACTGGATTTGGACTTACTGTTACGCCAGGTACTAAATATGCAATTGGATTATTTAATGCTTCTGCTGACGCTGGGAATCATTACACATGGGCTTATCAAAATACTGACGTGTACGCTACTGGCAATAGAGGAAGTTCAACTGATGGTGGTAGTTCATGGGCTGCAAGTTCAACCCATGATATGTATTTTACAGTTTATTATAATGCTGTCGCTGGTTCGGATATTTATCTTACCGATACCGTAGGAACAATGTCATTAGTACCAGGTACATATTTTCAAAGGGTAGGGCGAGCTATTTCGGCATCCAAAATGATAGGTATGGTAGGGAGCCCGTCTTTATACGCTACATATACATGGTCTTCTAGTGCTTCGGATGTAACCGTAGACACTGAAATTTCAATAGGATTTAGACCGAGATCTGTAATAGCTATTGCTTCAATAGGCTCATGGTATAGTGTCGGATTTTGGAGCCATGGTATTGCGGTCGGTACAAGTTATGGATTTGGTATTTCAGGAGGTTCAAGCGGATCTAACACTGTTGCAAATGATGGATATTTAGCTTATGGAGCTTCCGCAGCAGGTGCAGTATCGGATTATACTCGTTTATTTGTGCAGTCAGTTGGAGCTGATACAATAACAATACGCCGTGAAATGAATGATGATATTGCCAACGCTCCTGGTGGAACTGTACGTCTTTTGATATTTGGTTAATTTTTTATATGAACGATTTATTTATTATCAATACAGAAGCAGGAGTGAGTACTTGTACACATCCTTTTGTAGAATCAATAATAATTGACGATAATTCCGGCGGTGTTGTATCAGAAAAAATACAAGTTACTGATGATGCTATGGCAAAAGTAACCGATAACACTTTTAAAAATGTATTTGAAAACGGTGAGTTAACTTTTGAAGAGGTTATTGTACAGCCGTCAGCTGAGGAAGTAGCTAAAGAGCAACTCAAAATTAAACTCAATGATGGGACTGCAACATTAGACGATATTAAAAACGCATTAAAACTTTTACTCTAAAAAATGGCTTTATTAAAAGATATACAGAATAAATTAAACGACCCGAATTTAAATCCTAAGCAAAGAGCTAACCTACAAAAACAACTTGCGGGCGCTCAGGGTAAACCAGTGCCAGTTTCAACAACTTCAAATGTAACCAAACCGACAGCTGTAGGGACAGAGATCGGCAAGGTTACAAATCAACAACAACCTGTTACGCAGCCGGTTCAACCAACTCAGGTACAACCCACAACCACTCCAACCCAACCACAGCAGCCGACTACTCCCCAACAACCAATACAGGGAGGATTAGATGAAACAAAACTTTTAGCCTCTGGTATTACTCAAGAACAAATCGACAAAATGAAGGCCATAATGGGGCCTACGTTTCAAGCTAACCAAAATGATGCTGTTCGTGCTGGTCAACAAAATGAGTTTGTCCAAAAAGATATAGCTGATGCAAAAAAAGAGACTGACACGATGTATGAAGACATCAAGAAACGTAAAGAGGATTTAGTAAATGAATCACTCCAAATAAACGACCAAAGTGCGAAAGTACAAGGAGATTTAGCCGCACAGGAGTATCAGAAGAATAATTTTGATAATATTCAGGCTCAAAAACAGTTTGATTTAGATCAAGCTAAGAACAAAGCCAAATTACAAAAACAGACTGACGATAACGAGCTAGGGTTTAGGCGTGCTATGGGCGCACAGCTTGGAGGTTCGTTCTCCTCTGAAGGTATTTATCGGCTTGTACAAGTCAAACAAGAAGGCGCACAAGCTGTTTCCGACTTGGAATCACAAACAGCTATAGGAGACTCTCAGTTTGCGTTTAAAGCACAGGAAATTTCTAGTAATTACTACAATAAACTTGGCACTATTGAGCTTGATAGAAAAGCGCAAGCATTGACGCTTAAATCAGATTTAAACGACCAACTAGATGAAATTGACGCTAAAATGTTGGCTTCTGATGATGATAAACGTAAACAAGCCCGTGATGCAATGACGGAATATTTCAATAAATTAAACGAGGTCGATCATGCAACGGCACAAGCTACAAGTGAGGCCAATAAAGCTTTATTTGATGAGAAAAAACAGCTTGAACAGGAGAAAAAAGAGAAAGAAAGTGTTGATTTATCAATGTCTCAGGGACTTGGATATTTCGCGAATAAGTTTGGTGATCCTATTGGAGTACGACCAGGCGAACCACCTAAACGCTTTGTAGGCCAATATGACGAGGGACTTAGTAAACAATTCGGTTATTTGGTAGACTCAAGAGGTAATGCTGTTATGGGAAGCGATGGAAAACGTATTAATTACACAAATTTAGATGCTATTGCTAAAGAAAGTGCCTTATCAGCACTTTTAAGTGGTGCTGGTACTGCATTGGATGCAGCAACTTTAGGCTCATCAGTTGGTGTAAACACTACAATAGCAACAAAATTTCCTGCTGGTTATAAAGGTGGACAATGTGGAACATTTGTACGTACTCAATTCACAAATGATACTTTTTCTTATGGAGTAAATAAAGCTCAAAAAATAGCTTTAGTAAAAAGCCAGGGTATTCAATATGCTGCTTGGAAAGATGACCCGCAAGTAGGAGACATTCTTTTTACAAATCAGGGGGACGTTGGACATGTTATGCTTATAAATAAGATTACTGTTGATGCTAGGGGCCATAAAATAGGTACAATGACTGAAAGTAACTGGCATTTGGATGGTAAAGTGCATAATGATCGAACTGTAGATTTAACCGCTGATGGAGGTAGAACTATTTATGGCGCACTAAGAGGACATTTAAAAAAAGAATATCAAGATGGACAGCCAGCCGCTCAAATTCCGGCTCATAAAGATGAGACTCCTGATGGTGGTAATCCAGTAATGGAACAACTTAAAAATTTAAGAATCAATTCCCCTGAATATTTTAAGGAACTCATTAAAGATGCAAAACCAGAAGATATTATAAAAATGCAACAAGGGGGTGTATTTGAAGGTGGCGGTGAAGCTAGCAGAAGCTTAAGTGAATTTAAAGGCAATCCAGAAGCATTTAAGAATCTTTCAGAAAACGAAAAGAAAGCATTTAAAGATACTTATGGGGATGACATAATTAAACAGGTGGTTATTGAGGGGAAAGATATTAGTGAAGTAAAATCTAAAGGTACAGCTAAAATAGATCAAGAGACATTCACTAATGAAAGAGGATTGCGTAAAGATTTTCTTGATAATCAAAATGTTAAAGAATTTTATAAAGTAAGAGACGCTTATGATAAAATAGAAAAATCTGCTTCTCGTAAAACTCCAGCAGGGGATATGTCGCTAGTCTTTGCATACATGAAAATACTTGATCCAGGTTCTACTGTGCGGGAAGGCGAATATGCAACTGCTCAAAATGCTACAAATGTTCCTGGTTGGGTAATAAATTATTATAATAAAGCTAAGGATGGAACAATATTATCAGAAGAACAAAGAGCAGATTTTGTAACAAATGCAAAAGATATTTATGATGCTCAAAAAATGAAATTTGATGAGGTTGTTGAGGAAACAAGGGCGGATGCTATAGATTATGGATTAGATCCTGACAGAAT